TTGTAGTTGGGTTCTTGATTGTTGTTCAAGGTCTGCATACGCACGCTCATTACACAATGAGTCTCGATGCAGATTCTTACGTGCACAATTTTTGTAAGAAAAACTTAAACAAGTGTCAAAGCATCATTAATAACTTTGACTAATGCTTTGCATAAACTGTAACAATACTTCATTGTTTGCAGTATAAATAACTTTTTGTTACAGCGCCCTGAGGGGTTGACAAGATTTCTCAGGGTGGTGTACAATTCTTAAGCGATCGGGACAAACCGATCCTCCATCTGCGGGTAACCACTCCGCAAGTAAATTAAAGGAAAACTACTATGATCAAAACTGCTTTCGCTGCTGCCGCTGCAGCCGTCGCTTTCGCTGCCCCTGGTGCTGCCCTGGCAGGTCCCTACGTCAACGTAGAGGCAAACTCTGGTTTCACTGGCGCTAACTACACTGGTACCAATATCGACACCCACGTCGGTTACGAAGGTGCCCTGGGCGAATCCGCTGCTTGGTATGTCCAAGGCGGCGCTACCATCGTTGCTCCTGACGGTGGTGCTTCTGACACCGTGCCCTCTGGTAAGGCAGGTCTGTCTGCTGGTCTGACCGATAACCTGTCTGCATACGGCGAAGTCTCCTTCGTTGGCAGCGGTGTTGCTGGTGTTGACCGTTCCTACGGTACCAAGGCAGGTCTGAAGTTCACCTTCTGATCTCCTAGACGGTATAAATAGAATACAACCGAAGAGACCCGCAAGGGTCTCTTTTTATTTGGAGCGATTGTATGAATTATTATGTTAATTGTACGCCCAAGAACTGCCAAGAATATGAATCGGTTACCTTAGACGTTCCTACTGAAGACGCTGAGGCAGTTTTATACTATGCTAGGGTGCTGGCAGATGAAAAGAACATCACTGCTAGAAAGGCATTAGGTGACATCGTAAGAGATGTCTATGAAAAATTATTGGAGAAAAACTATGACCGTAAAAATCGTAAGAATCGCAAACGGTGAGGACATCATTGCTGATGTAAAAGAGGCATATCCTAACCAGGAATCTTATACACCACTCGGTTATTTTCTCTCAAACCCTTATACTGTTACCATCACTGCAACTGCAGAGATGTTGTTTGAGGAAGGTGCTGATGATACACCTCAGAAGATCAATGATCTCAATCTTGAGTTGTTCCCGTGGATTCCACTTTCAGTTGACAACAAAACACTCATTCAGTTGAGTCAAGTTGTCACTATTTACGAACCCCATCCTGAAGTTAAGGCACGATGGGAAACACTAACTGAGGTACATCACAATGAGTCCGTTGAAAATAGTGATTCTTAAGGATCACACTCATCTTATGGGTGAGGTTACTGAACTAGATGAAGAACCATCGTATCTGATTGGTAATTGTATGAGGGTTGAAACTAATACGTGGACTAGGTACCCCCTGTACACGGACCAGCGTGACATCTTCTTGACTTCTGACGTGATCTTGACTATAGTAGATCCGTCTGACGACGCCGTTACCAACTACAAGAAGGCACTTTGAGTTCTATCTATACAAACGTTACACTTCTAGGAGACGCCATCCTCTGCCGTGGGTATGAGAATGGGTCTCCTATTTCATTCAAGCAGATCATTAAACCCGTTCTGTTTGTACCATCGCCCAAGGGTGATTGGAAATCTCTTGATGGCAAGCAGATGGCACCTGTTGTTCAGGATGGTGCTCGTCGTGCCAGAGAGTTCATTGAGAAGTATAAGGACGTGGACGGGTTTGAAGTGCACGGGTATGAGCGATTCGTGTACCAGTGGATCAGTGAAAACTACCCTGGTCAACTTCGCTTCAACCTACAACAGATGAAGATCTATACGATCGATATTGAGGTTGCTTGTGAGAACGGTTTCCCAGATACCGAGGCGTGTCAAGAGGAGATGCTGCTCATCACCATCAAAGACTTGTCGTCTGGTAAGTTCATCACCTGGGGTACTAGGGAGGCAAAAATCGATACTGAGTATCGTGTCTTCTGGACTGAGCAGGAGATGCTTGCAGACTTCCATAAGTGGTGGGTTGAGAACACTCCCGATGTTGTTACTGGTTGGAACTGTAACCTGTATGACATCCCGTACATCTGTCGCCGCATCGAGCGTGTGCTTGGTGAAAAGTGGCAGAAGTCCCTGTCCCCTTGGGACAAGGTGAATATGCGTGAGGTGTACATCAAAGGTCGCAAGAACCTTGCCTATGACATCTTGGGTGTCAGCATCCTTGACTACCTTGACCTGTACCAGAAGTTCACGTACAGCAACCAGGAGTCCTATCGACTGGATCATATTGCTTTCGTTGAACTGAATCAGAAGAAGTTGGATCACAGTGAGATCGAGAACTTCAAGGAGTTCTATACGAATGACTGGCAGAAGTTCGTTGAGTACAACATCATTGACGTAGAACTGGTGGATCGTCTTGAGCACAAGATGAAACTGCTAGAACTTGCAGTGACTATGGCATATGATGCCAAGGTCAATTTTGAAGATGTCTACTCTCAGGTGCGGATGTGGGATACCCTCATCTATAATTACCTCAAGGATCGTAAGATCTGTGTTCCACCAAAACAGGAGTCCAAGAAGGATGACAAGTATGCTGGCGCGTATGTTAAAGAACCTGTTCCTGGGCAGTATGAGTGGGTGGTCTCTTTTGACCTCAACTCCCTATACCCTCACCTCATTATGCAGTACAACATCTCGCCAGAGACGTTGGTGGATGAGAGGTTCCCAGGTGTCTCGGTAGATAAACTCCTAAATCAGGAGGTTACCATCAAGGGTCCTAACTGTGTTTGTGCTAACGGTGCTCAGTATCGCAAGGACATTCACGGGTTTCTCCCCGAGATGATGCAGAAGATCTACGATGAACGTAAGATCTACAAGGGCAAGATGCTTGCTGCCAAGAAACAGTTTGAGGAAACTGGTGATCCTAAACTACAGGATGACATCAGTGCATTCAATAACATTCAGATGGCACGTAAGATTCAACTTAACAGTGCCTATGGTGCCATTGGTAACCAGTATTTCAGGTACTACAACCTTGCCAATGCTGAGGCAATCACTCTGTCTGGACAGGTCTCGATCCGTTGGATTGAGAACAAGATGAATGCCTATCTAAATAAACTACTCAACACGGAGAACAAAGACTATGTTATTGCCAGTGATACTGACAGCATCTATATCTGTCTTGATTTACTTGTCCGCTCTGTATTTGCTTCACGAGATGTTTCAAAGGAGAGCATCGTCAGCTTTCTCGACAGAGCTTGTCAGGATCGAATCGAACCGTTCATTTCCAGATCGTACGAGGAACTAGCACGGTACGTTAATGCGTACGACCAGAAGATGTTTATGAAGCGTGAAACTATCGCGAACAAAGGCATCTGGACTGCTAAGAAGAGGTACATCCTCAATGCCTGGGACATTGAAGGGGTCAGGTTTACTGAACCCAAACTCAAGATGATGGGTATCGAAGCAGTCAAATCATCCACACCAGCATCCTGCCGTACGGCAATTAAGGATGCACTCAAGGTTATTATGAACGGTACCCAGGATGATGTTCAGGAGTTCGTTGCCAACTTCCGTAAGAAGTTTGAAAGTCTTCCACCAGAAGAAATTGCATTCCCTCGTGGATGTAACAACCTTGCAAAGTTCTCCAACCCTGCCACAATCTATAGCAAGGGTACCCCGATCCACGTTCGTGGTGCTTTGCTATATAATTTTCACGCAAAGAAAACCAAGATCACACACAAGTATCCCCTCATTCAAGAAGGTGAAAAGGTAAAATTCTTATACCTTCGTCAACCAAACAAGATCAATGAGAATGTGATCTCATTCTTCCAGACTCTTCCCAAGGAGTTTGGACTTGACAAGTCGATCGATTACGATCTACAATTTCAGAAAAGTTTTCTCGATCCTCTACAGGTGATTATGGATACGATCAACTGGAAGGCAGAGAAAATTGCTACCCTAGAAGACCTATTTGTATGAGTTTCTTAAACACAGTCATTTCCGAGATCGGTAATGAGTACGCTTCAGTTGTTAGTGAGGGGGTTGCTGCTGGCGACGTTTCAGATTTCGTTGACACTGGCTCTTATATCTTTAACGCTTTGGTTAGTGGATCTATCTTTGGGGGCATTCCCTCTAATAAGATCACCGCTATTGCAGGAGAATCGTCCACAGGGAAGACTTTTTTTACTCTCTCTGTTGTGCGTCACTTCCTTGATACTGATCCTGACGCTGGAGTCATTTACTTTGAGTCTGAGTCAGCACTTTCTAAAGATATGATCGAGAGTCGTAACATCGATTCCCGTCGTATGATCATTGTTCCTGTTACCACTGTTCAGGAATTCAGAACCCAAGCACTGAAGATTGCTGACAAGTATCTGGAGCAACCCGCTGAAGATCGCAAACCTCTGATGTTTGTGCTTGACTCCCTGGGTATGCTCTCTACCACCAAAGAGATTGAAGATTCTGAGGCAGGTAAAGAGACTCGTGATATGACACGAGCACAGGTTGTCAAAGCAATCTTCCGAGTCCTCACCCTCAAACTGGGTAAGGCAAACATTCCTATGATCGTTACCAACCATACATATGATGTGGTTGGTGCTTATGTACCTACCAAAGAGATGGGTGGTGGATCGGGATTGAAGTACGCTGCTTCAACCATCATCTATCTCTCCAAATCTAAAGAGAAGGATGGTAAGGAAGTCGTAGGTAACATCATCAAGTGTGAAACTAAGAAGTCTCGATTTACCAAGGAGAACAGCAAAGTTGCAACACGTCTTTACTATGACGAACGCGGACTTGACCGCTATTACGGATTACTGGAACTGGGTGAACAGTACGGAGTATTCCAGCGCAAGGGGAATCGCATCGTTGTTGGGGAATCTTCCGTTTATCCTTCTGTTATACTTGCTGATCCCGAAAAATACTTCACGCCCGAAGTGATGCAAGCACTGGATGAATCTGCCCGCAAAGAATACGGTTATGGATCTTAAAGACTTTATCCAAGTCTACGACTACACACTTACAGAAGATCTCTGTAAGAATGTTATTCGACTCTTCCAAGGTCAAATCTTGGAAGAGTTTGATAATGGTGGTAGACCAAAGTTCAAACAATTTAATATCACACAGTATCTGGACAGTCACGAAGATTTGTCTGAGCATCCTGCAAATGATTGGGGTCTTATCCAGAATGCATTGATTGATTCTGGTTCTCAATATGTCCAGAAATATATGGACGATGTTAAATGTAGACAGAATTTCCCTAAACGTTCTGCATTAGAACAGTTCCGAGTCAAGAAGTATGAGGCAGGAACAGATGACAGATTTGACACTCACGTTGATGTGGGTGATCACGAAACTGCCCGTCGATTCCTCTCAGTCTTCTGGTACCTGAACGATGTCGAAGAAGGTGGTGAAACAGTTTTCTTCGATGACTTTACAGTCAAACCCAAAGCTGGTAGGATGGTAATCTTCCCGCCCCTGTGGTTATATCCGCATAGCGGGAAACCTGCCATCTCCAACGACAAGTATCTCCTCAGCACGTACACTCACTATGTCTAACTCTGTTGAATCCCTTCTAGTATCGTCGATGCTTTTTGATGAGGGGTTCACACGCAGAGTTCTTCCTCATATCAAGTCTGAGTTCTTTGAGGACTATTCCAACAAAGTAATCTACGAGCAACTCTCAGAATACTTTATTGAGTACGATGCACTTCCAACCAAGGAAGCACTGTGTATTGAACTTGAAGGTCGGAAAGACTTGACTGGGGATGTGTATGCACACACTGCTAAGATTGTGGAAGAGTCCTCTGAGGAACCACACGATCTTAAGTGGTTGTGTGACACTGCTGAGAAGTGGTGTCGTGATCGTGCTATCTACAATGCTCTCCTTGAATCTATTCAGATCGCTGAGGGTAACGATGATATGCGAGGACGTGATGCTATTCCATCTATCCTTTCTGACGCACTTGCTGTCAGTTTTGATAACTCGGTTGGACACGATTACATCTTCGATGCTGATGCTCGCTTTGAGTATTACCATCGTGATGAAGAACGGATCCCATTCGACCTCAGTATGCTGAACAAGGTCACTAAGGGTGGTATCTGTAAGAAGACTCTCAACGTTGCCCTGGCAGGTACAGGTGTTGGTAAGAGTCTCTTTATGTGTTACTGTGCAGCATCACACCTGATGGCAGGATACAATGTCCTCTACATCACGATGGAGATGGCAGAGGAAAAGATTGCAGAACGCATCGACGCTAATCTTTTGAACGTTGGTGTGCAGCAACTGGAAACATTGCCCAAGGTAATGTTCGATAACAAGATCCATAAACTGTCTCTTAAGACGCAAGGTCGTCTGGTTATCAAGGAGTACCCCACTGCGTCTGCTCACAAGGGACACTTCAAGGCACTCCTTCAGGAATTGGCAGTCAAGAAGTCCTTTGTACCAGATGTCATCTACATTGACTATCTGAACATCTGTGCATCCTCACGTTACAAAGGCGCTATCGTAAACTCGTACACCTATGTTAAAGCAATCGCTGAAGAACTCCGTGGTCTTGCTGGTGAGTGCGACGTGCCTATCGTTACCGCTACTCAGACTACTCGGAGTGGGTATGGTAACAGCGACGTTGAACTAACTGACACCTCAGAATCCTTCGGTCTTCCTGCTACTGCAGACTTTATGTTTGCTTTGATCAGTTCGGAAGATCTGGAAGCATCGGGTCAGATTATGATCAAACAACTTAAGAATAGATACAATGACCCCACAATGCATAAGAGATTCGTTGTGGGTATTGACAGGGCAAAGATGCGCCTGTATGATTGTGACGAGCAACCGCAAGTCGTGGATGCTGGTCAACCCGAAGGACCTGTTGAGGTTCTCGAAAACAAACTGTTCACTGACTGGAAGGTTTAATTATGTCGATTGATGCAATGCCTCAGGACTTTAAGGGTTTCAACACACCCTCGTCCAAAAAGGTAGTAGATGATGCTAAAAAGCGTCAGCAAGAAAAAATGGAGGTTGATCTCGATAAATATATTGAGTTCGTTGATGTCGTAACAAGCGACCCTTCTAAAGATTTTGACGCTCTGATGGAGCGTTACCAAGAACTTCACAAGGCAGGTTGCAAGATCGAACGCCTTGACACCGCTGCTTCTGGTCTCGTGGCAGAGAGTGGTGAGTTTATGGAACTGGTGAAGAAAATCAAATTCCAAGGTAAGCCTTACAACGAAGACGTTCGTGATCATCTGATGACCGAACTGGGAGACATCCTTTGGTATGCTGCCCAAGCGTGTATGGCACTTAATCTTCGTTTTGAAGAAGTGATCTTCCGCAACACTGTCAAACTTGCCACACGATATCCCGAGGGTGAGTTCACAGTGGTACGCTCTGAGGAGCGAGCAGAAGGCGACCGCTAACCTCTACAACTTAAAACAATGCCAGAAGACTATCATCAAGAAGTGCAGCAAATGATTGATGCTGCTATGGCAAAACATAATCGTACTGCTTCAATGATCAGTATGATTCTAGGGTTCACTGTGCTAGCACTATTTGTTGATGGTCTTCTTAGAATGATGGGAATCATCCCACCATTCTTAGGCATTGATGTCGATGTTATAGATAAAATTGCAGAGCAAGTAAAAAATTCGTTATGACTGTTTATGTTGGTAGCGGTCAACCAGTATTTGAATTCATTCTTCCGCAGGAATGCATTACTGAAGCAGACACTACAATTGATAACTGGATTCTAGAGGGGAAGGAGCAACCTATCTCCTCTAATATAGTAGGTACCCAAACTGATACTGAGTTGCCTCTTCCTCTCTGCCAACGTTTTGCAGCAGACTGTTGCAAGATGATTGCTAACTTGGTCTACAATACAGGAGGTAGAATTTATGGTGGACTTAGCAATGGTAGCAATGATCTAGAATTTGATGTACGTAACTGCTGGGGTGCAGATTATTCACCAGGTGACTATGTGAAACCACACAGTCACTACCCAGCAGATTTTGCTGCAGTGGGATATATTCGTCTCGATGATGGAGCAGCACCAATTATCTTTGATCGAAACTCTCCATACTTTCCGAGCGAAGGACAGATGCTTATCTTTGATGCTAAGATGATTCACGAGGTACCAAGGACAAACTTCCATCGCAGATGCTTCGCTATGAACTTATACAAGCGCCCAGGCACCTTCTAAATAGTAGGTAAACCACCATCGATTAATGGCACAGGGTAGAGGCGTACAATTAGAGTGGGCGATTGTCTTCGAGTCTTTGATACGAGCTGGTGTATCGATCACAGAAATTCAAAAGAGAGCGACCAAGCATCCGAATCTAAAATCGTATGATGGTGTGGTTGGCACTCAGGCAAAGCAATGTGTAGATCTGGTTGAAAAATCTGATCCTAGTTTGTTAGCAGGTGCATATCATAGTGATGAACTGGGGATTGAAGGTGACCCAGAACCAAAGACTGATGTTGTCTTTCAAAAGAATGGTAGGAACGTTGTAAGATGTTCGGTCAAGATGAAAGGACCCATTCAGTTATCGAGTGCTGAGGGACCTAGTACAGCAAGAGCAATGGCAGCAACTGCTGCTATGTGTCCTGGTCAGAGAGGACCTAAGTTGTCAAGTTTGATTGAAGATATTTCCAAGACTCCAACTAAACTTTTGACGCAAAGAAATCTTGCCAAAGCAACTCAGAGAAAACCAAACATTGTAAAAGATTTGGTTGACTCTAGCGGTAACATTAAGGCAGATAAAAATTATAAAGTGTGGTTGGAAAGAAATAAACCACAACTGATTGCAGATTTATTTGAATATCTTGAGAGTGATCCTCACTTCTTATACTGTCTGATTGAAGAGACATTGACGGGTAAGAATTATTTCAAGGCTAATAAGAATGCTATAGCGACACATATGTTGTCACCATCAGTCTTTGGACCTATCGATGATGCATATATTAAGAAGATGGTTGGTAAAACCAAGATCGACATCCGTGCCAAGTCAAGGGACGGTATATCAAGTGTCGCCTTCCGCTTTGACGTACGTGCTTGAGGGGGTATAATACTGGTATGGCAAAGCAAAACACACACCTAGAGCACTTAGAGGATGACATCCTGAACCAGGGATCTGCAGGAGGCAAGAATGCCATCGCATTCCTGAAGGAACTTGGCAAAATGCTGACAGAACCCACCTCCAACGTTCGCATCACAACCAAATGGGATGGAGCACCTGCTGTCATCTTCGGTAAAGATCCTGTGTCGGGTCAATTTTTCGTGGGTACCAAAGGAGTCTTCGCAAAACTTCCTAAGACTTGCTTCAGTGATGCAGATGTTGATGCATATTACAGTGGTGACCTTGCTAAGAAACTCAAGACCTGTTTGAAGTTATTGCCCAAACTGGGTGTCAATAATGTAGTGCAGGGTGACCTACTATTTACTGATGACAAACAGGCACGTACTATTAAAGGTAAGAAAGTAATCTCCTTTCAACCCAACACTATCACTTATGCTGTTCCTGCTGGTACCCCTCTGGGAGACAAGGTAGCAAAAGCAAAACTTGGTATTGTTCTTCACACTCAGTACAGTGGTGGTCCTCGTCTTCTTGATATGACACCTTCTTTCGGTGTTGATGTTTCCAAGATGCAAAATATCCCTGGTGTGATGGTATTCTCCTCATCCTTCCAAGATGCTAGTGGCGCATCTAAATTTTCTGATGCACAACGTATTCAATATGATGCTGCTGTTCGCAAAGCAGAAGGTTCATTGAAGCAAGCGTCTGTTTTCCTTGACATCCTCAAGCAGACTGGAGATGGTAAGTTCCTTTTGTCCGCTATGTTTAAGGTGTACTTTAACTCTTTCATTCGTCGCGGTCTAACATTCTCTAGTGCAGCAGCAGTCGCTAAAGGATTTGAAAAGTTCTACAGCGATGCACTTGACAAGGAAATTGCCACCAAGAAGCAGGCAAGTACCAAAGCAAAGTATGAAAAGATCAAAGCAGATGGTGTGCGTTTCATCCGTTCTCAGTACCGCGCTATCTATATGACTGTTGCTTCCTATATGAATTTGATTGCTGCTAAGACTCTAGTCATCCGTCAACTGGAAAAGGTCAAGTCGATTGGTACCTATATAAAGACGGATAGCGGTTATCGGGTCACTGCACCTGAAGGATTTGTCGCAATCACCTCTGGTTCTACTCTCAAATTAGTTGACCGCTTGGAGTTCTCCCGCGCCAACTTCACAGTAGAGAAGAACTGGGGTTAATAAATATAAAAGGGAAACAACGAATAACAAGATGAGATTCGCTAGTTTTATTACTGAAGCACGTACAGTCGCTGGAGAAGCGGCAGCAAAGCGTGGTTTGCAACACGTCGGTCACGGTTACTACGCTGATCGTACTGGTCAAATTGTTGCAAAATCTGAGGGTGGTCAGCGCCTAGTAGCGGTCAGTCCAGAAGAAGCAGCGCAGGCACAAGCAAGTGCCGAGAATGGTGCTGCTGAGGATGAGGGTAACGCAAGTGTCGAAGACCTTGGTGCCATTGCCATCACATTCGGTCGTTTCAATCCCCCCACAATCGGTCACGAGAAACTGCTTGATACAGTTGCGTCGATGTCTGAAGGTGGTGACTATAGAATCTATCCTTCTCGTTCGGTGGATCCTAAGAAGAACCCTCTTGAACCCAAGGAAAAGATTAGTTATATGAAACAGATGTATCCTTCCCATAAGGATAACATCGTAAATGAATCTGACAAGGGGAACATTTTTAATGTCTTATCAGCAATCAATGAAGAGGGATACTCTTCTGTTACTATGGTTGTCGGTTCTGATCGCGTTGCTGAGTTCAGCAATCTTCTTAACAAGTATAATGGCACAGCATACAACTTTGAAGAACTCAAAGTTGAATCTGCAGGAGAAAGGGATCCTGATGCCGAAGGGGTAGAAGGTATGTCCGCATCTAAGATGCGTGCATTTGCTGCTGAAGGCAACCTCGCTGAGTTTGCTAAAGGTATTCCTGGTGGTAACGAACAACTGGCAAGCAACCTGATGAATGCTGTTCGTAAGGGGATGGGTATCGTTGACCAAGAACAGCAAGTAGAAGAAATGTGGAGCATTGCTCCCAAACTTGACCAGCAAGGTCTTCGTGAAGCATATGTTGCTAAGGAAGTATTCACTCTGGGATCACTTGTAGAGCACCTTGACACTGGTGTTCGTGGTGAGATTGTGTACAGAGGAACTAACTATGCAATCTTTGAAGATGAGAACGGATGGAGATTCCGTTGCTGGTTGCAGCACCTCAATGAGGTAGCAGAGAAGCATCATTCTGCAGACGATGGATCTGGTAACACTTGGAAGGTTGGTACTGATACCTATCGTCAAGCAGTACAGGATATGACTCCTGGGCAGTCGGTGAAAAAGTTCAGCGACTTCCGTAAGTCTAAATAGTATTATCAAAAAGAAGCCTAGAGATGGACCCCATTTACGCCGCGAAACTACTTAAGTATTCTCCTGCAGATGTACAGTCTGTGACATACGTTGTTGAGTATGCATCACATAACTGTGAAGATGTGAAGGAGATTCACGAATATATTGAGTCTAAACTGAAGACTGACAGACTCATCGAGATTGCCGACATCATTCTTGAGAACAAGAATATGGCAACTATCAAGGCGAAACCTAGTGCTGCTTCTGGAAAGATTGATAGCGTTAAAGAAAAGCAAACTACTGAGGGACCTGTAACAGCAACCCAACGTTCCATCAGTACAAAAGCATCTGACGCTTCCCCTAAGACCGAAGAGGTCATTAAAGAAGAAGAGGCAGACCGCCTGAGAGACCGTCGTATGGAAAGAGGCGGTGTTGGTGGAAATCAGCGTTACGGATCTAGTGCTTCCTCTAACAAAGGAGCAAAGAAGTATGACCCTGCAGCAACTCGTGCAGCGCAGAAGAAGGCAGTTGATATGGTTCGGGCGCAAATTACGGCTCAGTACGGTAAGGGTGCGCTCAAGAATTCATTCGTTCCAGAGACGGATGGAGAGAACCTTGAGGAGACAACTAGCGTAGACGAAGCATACAAGGAAATCGATAAGAAAAAAGAGAACGCAATGTATCGTCGTGCTGGTAACCTGGCACGTACTTCTCTGTCCTCCAAGGGTAAGAAGAAGGAAGATGCACAGAACAAGTCCGCAAGAATTGTTTCTGCTATTGCCCGTCAGAAAGAGAATGAGCGTTTCGCTAAGATGGGTGACGAGAAAGCACGTAGTAATTACAAAGAAGAAGTTGAGAATGTAGAGGAAGTCTACAAGGGTAAGCACGGTCAGTCCGACAAAGAGTATGCTGACTCACGCTCGCAGGGTGGTAAGATGGTGTCTGGTGACTCCAAGCAATCGGGTGCTGAATACACACACGGTCGCAGAGTCAAGGCAGCAAACCCTGGTATGCAACCTGACGTAGGTGGCAAGACCAAA